ATTCTCAAATCTATAAGTCGGCATAGTTTAAATGAGTGGTATGTTAATATTTATGAAATCCATTCAAGTGCTGTAGCAACTGCAGGGAATTGCTCACAAAAGATTTCTTTAGCAGAGTTTGCGATATCCATATGCTCTTTCTGAGTTCCATTAGCAGAACGCAGATCGATATAATGAATCCATGACCTTACAGAACCGGTCATGTACATTTTTGTGGGCACGGCGAGGGGCAATACAAACCGGGCACACTCCTTTGCGACTCCGCGATTTAGCATCTGTTCATACAGTGCCATAGAAGAATCAAACAGAGTCTGCATCTGAAATTCAAGGTTCTGAACATCAAATGGGTCCAGGTCATCAATAGAGTTCTGTCGGTTCTTGGTGTCTTGACGACGCAGTTTAGGAAGAGGAATCTTATCGAAACCTAGCAGAGATGAATCAGCATAGCGTTGTGAGAATTCTTGATATGTAAAACTACGATGCCGGAGCACTTGAGCTGCGATACCCCTGGTAGTGTTAATTTCAAGGGTCATAAATGCTTGCTCAAAGATAGACCAGTGCTGATGCTTGATGCAATACTTCAACAACCCATCATACTTTTCATTGTCCTGGTTGCTTGGATTGCTCACTCGCGCACAGTAAGCCATATGCTTTTCTGCATCAGGAGTCACAGAGATAAGTTTAGTAGAATTAATCATTCACATCCCCCTTGTTTAATAAATTTTTTACGACACTTTTTGACTTCTTTCATTTCGTCCTTAATCATCTGATAGGCATCTTCAGGGTTGATTCTACCACCAAGTTCCATAGCACAAATGACCTCGACTCTTGTGCCAAAATGTTTTAGTGCTTCTTCAAAGCAGTTTAGTTCTTCATACATTAGTCTGGATACCCATCGTCATCGGAAAATACTTCATCATAATCAGTGATAAGTGGTGCAATCTTATCATACTCTAGATATGATTCTGTGTCTGAATACACCTCGCTTTTAAGACACTCAACAA